CTAATAACTTCACCAACTGTAAAGTTTCCTGCGATACCTGGTTCACTGAATCTTAAAATTTGATTTTTTCTTTCAAAGTTTTTAAATACATCATCTTGTGCAATTGCAAATACATCATTTACGTAATCGGAACCTGGATTAATATTATCAAAATCAACAATAGTACCTATCGTTAAATCTTGAATATCGAATGCATCTTCAATCGCCGTGTTAGAATTTACCGGTGAAGCAGAACCTGACATAGGACCAAAGGCCTCATAATCAGCTGAATTGAATGGAACATTATTTGCATTTACAAATGGAGCAACCGGGTCTGTAATTACTGAAACGACTGTTGAATTAGTTAAACTTGAAACAATAACATTTGTATTTGCATTTCCACCATCCGGATATAATGGTCCCGGCGACGAATTATTTAAAGGCGTAATTTGATTAATAGGGCTGATATTAATATTTGTATCTCTATCAACTGTGGATATAATTCTGGCCACATCAAACGAACCGCTGGTCATGTATACGCCAACACTTGATGTATTTTGACCAATTACGGTACCGGTATTATTTGCAGAATCTCGTAATGTTTCTCCAACAACAAAACTTAAATCTGGATTATCTAAAATAATTGACTGATTTGATACTAATAACCTAGTGTTATCTATTGTATAACCAAACCCACCATCCTCTACATTATATCGTACTTCACCAGTGACTTCGTTTGAAAGCTCTGTGACAATTGCCTTACCACCAGAACCATATTCATATTCCACATCAAGAATATCCCCAATCTGATTTCCTGTTGTGGCTTCTGGATATTTTGTATCAACATTAATTCCACTTAATGAACCATTTACTTGACCAAATGAAACAACTTCGCCTGCAATGTTTGTAAGAATATTATCATATCGTAAGAATGTTCCTCGAACTTCATCAATGTAAATAATTGGAGTTTCGATACCATTTAATACAACAAGGTTAATTTTTGAAACAGCTGCCATTGCTCCAGATGCAGAACCTGTAATGTTCAGCGAAACTAGATCTTTATAGCTATATTGTTTCTCAGTTTTTGAAAGAAATAATCCATTGTTTGGAAATAATTGAAGATATATTCCTTGGTTCCAACTACTGTTGGAAGCCTTGAGCATTCTTTTTGCTGGATAAACAAGTTCGACATCAAACTCTTCAAAGAAAATTGCAAAAAATAATTCAATACCTGCTGCTGTTCCTTTTCTGCGATAAAGGTCAAGAATATTTTTAACGATAAACTTAATAACATCTTCTTTAAGAGGTAAATCTGCAAGGAACTTTTTCTTAAAGAAGATAATCATGTTTGATAATGTGGAATCAATATCCTTTATATCAAAATATCTTCTTGATAGGTAAACGTGTTGGTTGGTTTGTGTTTCTGCGAATTTGTAGTAATCTTCTACTAATTGGACTAGCTCAGGCCCATCTTCCCTGTATATGCCAGGAAATTGGTGTTTAATAAAAAAGGCTATATTCTTATCAATTTCGCCTTGAGTTGCCATAGCTACTTCCTAATTAGTATGTACTACCACCACTGCCCGATGTTGTGGTGGAAGAAATTTGACTTGATGTTGCACCTATACTTTCTGCTGTCATATTTACTTTTACGTCAGCATCTCTGATTATGAATACTCTACCTTTTGGAGCTGTAATATCACTTCTCTTAGTATTTGCACATATTTTAATCCCCGCGCCAGTATATGCAGAAACAACAAATTTTGTAAGTCTTACTTCACCTGTTGCATAATCAACTGTACCAGCTGCTGGGTTAATAATTTGTTGGTTTGTGTCATCATCAGTCACTGTCATCATTGTGCCAGTACCATCGTCTTGTAAAAATACACAAGTACCATTTATATCATCAAATACACTACTTTTAATAGAAGGTTTAAAGTCTTTAAATCCGTTTGTACTCTTATATGGATATGGTTTGACTAATTCTGCAGAGAATTTAAATGTTGGATTTGTTTCAATATTTAATGCTGGAGCATATTCAATAATTGGTAATACAGCAATACTATTACTTTGAATACCATCATCTAATGCATCGATTTCAGCATTCAATTTTGATAATCGTAATGTTTTATCAAAGTCTTCCAAATTAGAATCTGAATGTGTTTGGATTTGAGCTCTAATAAGTGATTCAAGTTCTTGAGCGGATTTTTGAGTATTCTTTGTAGTATATGTTGCGTCAACTGTGATATCAGCATATAAGAATTTTGTCTGTACAAAAATAGGTTCAATACCTAATGGACTCTTTTCTGACAAATAAGAAATATATGCTTGAGCCAATGTGTTGGAAATTAAAAGCGCGTCATCAGCAAGATATGCAGAAATTGCTACCTTTCCATATTGAGGTGGGTCAAGTTCTTCGCCGCCGTATGCCGATACAGCTGTAAGTTCTGGGAATCTTTGTTTTAATAATACTTCATAGTCAGATGTGGTCACAGCACGTTCTTGAATTTGTAATGCTTTAGGAGCAAAATATCTAATACTTTCTAATGATTCACGTTCAGCACCACCATTTGCAGCAACAATTGTCTCCACATTAATTGTCGCACCATCTAAAAATGCTGTTGTAAAACTTGCTGCTCCATTTGGTTCATCACCAGAACAAATACGATACCTTACACGCACATCTTCGAACTCTTCTGGTTGTAATCCAAATTTATTACCACCAAAATAAATTGCATATCTGTTATCAAGATATGGTTCTAAATAAAATACTTTATCCTGTGGCTCGACTCCAAAGATTGTTGTAGCCCTATTAAACACATTCTGGTCCTCAGTAGCCTCTGCGTCAACGAATACAACAATAGAGTCGGTGTCAACTTCATCATTTGTTAACTGAACTCTGAGCACTCCGTCAGCGTCTACAATAAAGCCTTCTCTTTGGAAACTTGTTAACATTTGACCTTCAAAAATAACTACATTTTCGGCCACATATTTTCCAGGTTCAACACGTCTTGCTACATAAACTTCATTCGTAATAAAATTATATGTTTCACCTTGGTATGTAGCAGAGAAACTACTATACTGTGGAATTGTCACAGTTGAATCTTGCAATGTTGGGTCAGTAATTGTCACTCGAACTGTTGCTGTTGCTGATTTACGAGAGCGAGGAATATAATTTAATTCTTTGGCATGAGAAACTACGCTGTTCTTAAGGACGGCCGAGTCAAGAAACATTTCGTTAAGTGCCATATTGGTATAAAAATTGTTTTGATAACTATTAAAAGCAAGCACATCCAGCAATGCAGACATATTACTTCCTTCAAAGTTATAGTCTTTAAATTGTGTTTGTGTTTGTAAATATACTTTAAGCTGGGATTTGATTGAATCAAAATCCAGTTCGGTTATTGGAGTTTTTGGATTGGCCATCTCTATCTATTCCTTTCTAAAATAACATCTAGCTGAATTGGTTGCTCTTCGTTTGTCACATAAAATAATACGGTCACATTGACCTGTTGTTCATCAATTTGTTCTACAGCTACATCAATTAACTCTGCTCTAGGTTCGTAAATCTCTATTGTGTCTACAACACGTTCTTCGATAAGTTTTAAAGTACCAGGTGTCATGTTTTCAAATAACATTTCACGGATACCAGCACCAAGGTTTGGTTGCATTAATCTTTCACCTGGGTCTGTTAAAATTAAATTACGAATTGCTCTTTTAACAGCGTCTTCGTCCTTTAATAAGGCAAGGTCCTTTGAGATAGGACTAGTTCTTAAATCCTTATAAAAATCAGAATAAAGATTTACCTTTTTGGTTCGTGGTGTAAAAACATTTATTGTCATTGTCCTGGTATCTCTCGTATGTCTAGGTGAATGAAATCATCAGCTTCTGTTGCATATTTAAATCCATTTTTTAATGCGGATTCCATAAATGCAGCAGGGTCAGCCATATCCTTTTTAATGTCAACAACTAAACCACTCAAGTGAGCATTATTTTCATCACCTTCTTGAGCTTCGTTATATTTCTTACTTATCCAACCTTCAGTGATTGTTAAAGTACCACCTATATCTTTTTGTACTCTGTGCAAGTAAACTTTTACATCTAAATCTATTCTTATGTACCCGTATATACCTACACCTTCTTTCTCATCAAATGAATCACCTTCTACTTTAAATGTAGAATCACTTCCTGAGAATACAGCACCACATTTAGGTAGATTACCATATTCCTCTGCTGTAGGTTCCGGCACAGTTTCTATTTGACCTGTTGGAGAATAATCTTTCATACCCTCATCAATAGCTCTTGCCTCTAATCTATTTATTGCTTCTTTTCGGGCTGATGGGGAAAAACGAATTGCACCTGCACGGATTGCTGTTGATGTATTTACATTTGATATTGCGTTAAGTCGGTTTGCAATTGATTGGAACCTTACTGTATAATCATCTAATGGATTTTTAATGTCATTAAGTAAACCTTCGATGTTTGTAATAAAGGCACAGAATCTTGCAATAAAGAATTGAACAGCTTCTAAATTTGGGCTTTCAAATAAACTTATTGCATAATCAATTAATGCTTTAAATTTATCTTTTAATTTCTTTTTATTTTCCTTTGTAAAGAAAGCACACATTTCCTCCTTTGCCGTCATAATTGGTTTTGATACTCCTTTTCTATAGAAAGTTTGTGCGTCTCCAATTATTCCAGAAATATCAAACTGTGCGATAGCGTCTTCAACTTTTTGGAAAATTTTATCAATTGCTTCAATCAGTTTCTTTTTAAGTTCTTTTAATAATTTTCGTATAATTGCTTGCTCTCCTGTTTTTGCAAAGCCTTCATACGACCTAATTTTATTCATGAACTCTAATGCGTCTTTAATCACCCCACCTATTTCATCAAGCAATTCAAAAAATGCGTCGATTTGACCAAAAATTTGTGGCATTCTTCTGCAGAAACCACCCAATACGCTTTCACTAAATGTATCTTTATAATAAGCATCTAGATTTCTTGCCAATACAACATTTTGTCCATTTATCACACCACTTGGAGTATAATTGTATGAGTTAATAAAGTCTGCAAATTCTATATCTGAAATTGCACCAGTTGACCATCTTCGATCCAAATCAGGATAATCTGTTGTATCTAATGTATCTCGTAATGCATTGACATAGGCATTTGCATCATACAATTCCTGACCATATTTGTTAAACATAATCGCGACAGGATTTGTTTCAGCTTCACTAGCAATATTATCAATAAGTTCTTGAGCAAAAACATCTATTTGATTTAATGTATAACGACCAACGTCATCTGTCATAACGCCATTATTTAACGCTAATTTATTTACCGTAGTTTGGTCTGTTTTATCTACACAATTACTAGCCATTAGTCAAAAATTCCTCCAATCTTTTTAGCCAAAGATGAAACAACACTTTTTGCACTATCTGATAGTGGAGTATTTACATAACCAGATACAAAGCCTTTTGCAAAATAACCACCTGGGAAAATCGAAGTAGATTTTGAAGGAGGTTCTGGCATTTCAGCTTGTGAGCCTGCGAATACGGCGGGTAATGCAAAGTTTAATTCTGGTAAAGTAAATAATAACTCTGTTGGAACATCCAATGGAGCCAAATATAACGTATTATATGATACAGAACCTGTTGGCAATGGAGCTCCTAATGTTGTAAAGTCTCCTCTAATACCTTTAACTGCTTTTGCCTGAAGTGTACCAATTGCCTTAACAAAAGGCGAATCAATAGTTGTAGGACCAACACCCCAAATATTAAAGCCACCCGTTCCTGTATTAAAGTTTACATCATTACTGGAAACTGTAAAATCAAGTACTGATGTCACTTTCATAGCAAGTGTTGAATATAATTCCATATCAAGTATTGAGGTTAAATTCATA